GAGATCAAACAATAGCTACTTGTGATTTAAAATTAAGAGGTACAGGTGTTTTAACTCCAACAGTTACTGCAGCATAATAATCTATTGGGATTCAATTTTTTTGTTTACATTTGGGGTAGGGAATTTCTCTACCCTATTTGCTTTTAACACAAAACCAAAACAAACAATGCGTACAATAACATTTGAAAACAAAAAAATCACATTTGATTTCTCGCTTGGTTGCATAAACGATGTTTATGTTAAAGAATTAGGTGGCGAGTTTAATGATTTGGTCAATATGCAGGATTTCGAAAACGACCCAAGCAAATTAATTGACATCACTCGTGATATGCTTCTTAGTGGCCACATATACCACCTATTTTGTAGTGGAGATGATGAATTAGCTGAATCATTATTAACTAAGCTTAAATCATCAAGGATGATTGCAACTAAGTGGTTAATGCAAGCTAAGGTTGTTAATGTTGTTGAATGGATTACTAAGGATTTAATGCCAAGTGATTTAGATCAACCATCACAAGAAACAACTATAAAAAAAAAGAGATAATTAGGTGGGGTAGTGTCCTCACAAGAATTTATAGAACGGGTTTAAAACCATGGGAGTGGAAAAGGATGACTTTAGGGGAATTTCTTGACTATGAACATGGTTTTGAATTTAGAAAGGCTGAGGATTGGGATATAACAAGAAACTTAATGTGGGCATCCTTAGCATCAATGGGTGGTGACAAAGTTCCTAAGCCTAAAGACTTGATTCCATTGTGGACAGACAAGATAGGTAAACGTATAGAAAAAACAAAAGAAAAAGAGTATCTTTCGGATGAAGTAGTTTTAAAATGGGTTAATTCATTAAAGTAATGGCAGGAGAAAATAATGACTTTAAGATAATAATTGGTGCGGATATTGCCGATGCTAAATCTAAACTTAAAGATTTATCAAATTCACTTAGTAGTTTATCAAGAAATACGGGTGTAGCAAGTGGCAGTATTGGTTCTTCAATGGGCAAAATATCTTCATTATTTTCGGGTCTTGGAGCAACATTATCGGTTGCATCTTTTGGTTTATTTATTAAATCAGCATTACAAACATCGGCTCAATTAGAGCAAACCGCTATTGCATTTGAGGTATTTACAGGATCGGCATTAACTGCCAAGAATATGCTATCCGAGTTAAAGGATCAAGCACTTAAATCCCCAATGCAATTTCAAGACATTACCAAAGGAGCACAAATATTATTAGGCTATGGTTTAACGGCACAACAAGTTATTCCTATAACTAAAATGTTGGGTGATATATCTGGTGGTAATGCGGATAAATTTAGTAGATTATCTTTAGCATTTGGTCAAGTAAATGCTGCGGGTCGTTTAATGGGTCAAGAGGCAAGACAAATGATTAATGCTGGGTTTAACCCATTGCAAGCTATATCCGATAAAACGGGTGTATCAATGGCAGTATTAACCAAAAGGATGCACGATGGTCAAATTAGTGTTAAGGATGTTGGCGATGCGTTTACCTATGCAACAAGTGAGGGAGGTAGATTCTTTGGGATGGCAGATAAGCAATCTCAAACATTACAAGGACAATTTAATAAGTTAAGTGAAAGTACAACATTTGCAATGGCTGAGATAGGAACATCTATTTCGGAAAACTTGCAATTAGGAGATGTTATTGCACATTTATCTGTAATAATTGATCAACTTAAAAATTCATTTATTGATTTAAATAAAGAAACAAATAATGCTTCTGAGTTTAATAGATTATTAAAGGGGGTTTTAGATATTTTAGGTATAACAATTGATTTAGGAATTAAAGCTTGGGGTTTACTTACTTTAGCTTTAGGTGGGTTATTAAAATTAAGTACACCGGTAATAGATTTCTTTGACAAAATAGATGCAGCTATAATAAAATGGGCAGATACAATATCTACTAATATGCCAAATATCGCATCTGCGGTTAAGGGGACATTAGGATATTTTAATGATTTTGGTAAAGCAGATTTATCTCCTACAAATATTGTAGATTCTATTAATAAAATAAAACAAGAAATAGTTGGTTTAGAAGAAAGTAAAACACAAATTCAAATTTCTATAAATCCAACATTATTAGATGCAACAAATAATAGAATTGCATTTTTAAAGCAAGAGTTAATGGATTTAGAACGTACTACTGGTAGGTACGTTGGTTTAACTGGATTAAATAATAAACCTCCGGGATCCGATAAGAAACTTCCTAAAACCGAAGAACAAAAAGAACTTGAAAAAGCAGAGAGAGCAAGAACGGCTGCATTTGATAAAGAATTAACTGATAATTATAAAAGACAAGAAAAGTTAATTGAAGTAAATAAAAATATAGTTCAAGAAACAAGTTCTATTTTTCTTAAAGGTGCTGATAAAGAAATATCAGATGTTAATAAAAAGTTTGAAGATTTAAAGAAAGCATACGAGGAGGCGGGATGGAGTATTATTGATTTAGTTAAATGGAGAGAAACCAATATCCTTAAAATAATGGTTGAATCGGGTGGTAAAAAACAAGCCGAGGCAATCAAATCACTTGCAGAAGAAACTGCGGGAATTAAAAGCGAATATCCAAAACAAATTGGAGATTTTATTAAAGAATTAGAAGATACAGATGCTTCAAATAGATTAAGAAACTTTGCACAAGCTACCCATGCAGCTACAAAAGATATGGCAATGTCATTGGCTGTTGGATTTGGAGAAATAATTGGAAGTGTTGGTCTTGGTGAAATGGGATTTAAAGATTCATTTGATTCCTTAATGGGAATGATATTTACAACCATGGGTGATTTCTTAGTTAAGACAGGTATTGCTGCGGTGGCTGCTTCTACGGCAATGGCGGCACTTAAATCATTTTTTGCTGATCCATTGGGAGAATCTACACTTGGTTTAATAGGTGGTATCGCAGCAATAGCAACAGGTACTGCCTTAAAACAAATGGGTGAAAATATGAGTAGTGCAGTTGGAAAAGCAAAACAAACCTCATCTAATATTTTGGGTGCAATGGGGGGTGTTGGAGGAGGCGGTGGTTCATCAGTTTCATCTAAAGCAAGTGGATCATCTTATCAATATGGTGGGTCATCTTATGCTACACAATCAATTAGATTAATGGTAGACCTTACAGGTTCAATTACGGCTACACAAAGTGGTTATTCAATTAATAAATCATTAGAAACAACACTTAGAGTTACAGGAAGATAATGACAGGATACGGAACTATTTACCAATTTGAATTTGATGGAACTTGTAATCCATTTGGTACATTATTAACAACTAAAGGGAAAGTATTAATCTTAAAAAAAGATTACAATGGTTCTATTTATACAATACCGAATGGACAAGTTAGTCCAGTAGAGATTGATTACCCAACTGCCGATGATGATATATTCTATCCATTAAAAGGATCATCATTAACTTTTAAAGTTCTTGGTGGTGTAATTAATATGGATTCAATTATAAGTGAAGATGAGAAAGAATATTTCTTAGAATACTATCGAGATGCGGTATTATTTTGGAGTGGATTTGTTTCTCCCGAATTATGCGAAGAAGATATATTCTTAAAGTATCCTGCCATTGAGTTTAAAACTATTGATGGATTAGGTTCATTAAAAAACCAAAAGTTAAAGATTAATAATAAATATCCAGCGGGTATATTAAGTTTATTTGAGGTTATATTTAATGCTTTAAAAGGTGTTGGATATGAATATGGATTAAATGTGTTAGCTAAAGTATGGAATGACAATCACACTAAAACGGCTTATTCAACTCCATTAGAACAAACTTATGTTTACACCGCTGCGTTAAGAGATAATAACTTTGAGTTTAAAGATAATGTTGATTTAGTATTAGATATTTGCAATTTATTTAATGCTTTTGTTTATCAGAATGCGGGTCAATGGTTTTTTGTTAAACCAAAAGATTTAGCATTCGGAGTTAATCAAGCTACCAAGTTTTCTAATCAAGGAGTAATAAATACTTCTACTAAAGCCACTATCCCTACTTTAGTTCATGGAACAAACTTCTTGATTGTTGCCGAGCCTAAAAGAAAGATTAGAAGGTTTTATAAGTACATGGAGGTTGAATATGAATATGGTAGTAACAAGTTTATTAATGGTGATTTTACTTTGTGGAATGGTACGGCAACACCTATTACTAAGACCGCAGGAATGTCGCTATTGGTTCCGGGTTATACCGAAACATTATTTAAAGGCTTTACTAAATCATTCTTAGGTACACCCAAAACATACTTAGTTTATGATGCGGTTGCAGATAAATATATATTAGCATTAACATCGTTATTGTCTACTGGTAGTGTTGGGTTTGCTGGCATGAGTGCGGGGTGGAATGAAGGATTTAATTTATCAATAACTTCGGAAACCAATAATCCATCTTTTAGATTAAGTATAACAATTCCTTTTGTAAATTCTTTTCAAACATATTATTACAATTTTGGTAATGATACTTGGCAAGAATCACCATATATATATACTAAGGCGGTTAATTACCCAACCGAGGATATGAATATTTATAGTAAATCATTTCCATTCCCACCTGTATTAGATGCTTGGAGTCAATATAATTATAAGAGTTATGCCGTTGACTTAGTTTTATATGCACAATCAAGTGGTGGTGGATATGAAACATGGTATAATCAAATATTACTTAATGCCCCTAAGGGAAGTACATTGCCCGATAAGGAAATAACAAAAATTGATAATATCAAGAATGCCTCAATTATCCCACCTAAAAAGGTTGTTTATGCGGGTGATGCTTTTACACTTAATGGAATAACAACACTTCAAGATTATTCAAATCTTTATATATATTATAGTGGTGATTATTTCCCATCTACATGGCCTGTGCCAAGTGTCCTTGGGCCTACATATCCAAGTACTGGTGGTTGGTATGAAAGAGAAGAAGAAGATAAGTATGGTGTTAATGAATTAACGGCTCGTAATATCCTAAATCAATATTCGGATTATAGAAATATATTTACAGGTACACTAATAGGCAAAGGATTGCAATATGGTGCTATTTATGAGTTCCCATTGCAAGGTGCTTTAAACTCTAAGAAGTTTTGGCCATTGTCAATTAAGATGAATGAAAGGGATAATACGGGGGAGGTCGTATTGATGGAACTCAGTTCCAATGAGATTACGGGCCAAATGACAATATCCAGATACGACCAAAGTGGGTTATTAATTTCGGCAAAGGTGTCGGAATCAAAAAAAAAATCCCGTAACGGTGTAGGTACAGATTTAGGTCAAGCTGGTGATTATGGTACAATCTTCGATAGATTCGTTGCCTTCTTTATGGATGATTTTAACGCTTAATAGATATGCCAAGGACAATAGGTTATTTTAAATATAAGACACGATCATCCATAGAGATATATGGAAGTGGTGTATTTGAGAATGCTTCGGATACGGGGTATATTTATGGTTGGAGTGAAACACTTACCGACTTTACATTAAGAGCCTTTTTAAACACATTTGCAGGCACTACAAGCGGTGCTAAAGCGGGATTACAACTTCGTATCCAAGCTAATGCAAACGTGGCTTATATGGGCATTATGGTGCAAGGGGATAACAACATAAAAGCATTTCAAAGAGAATCTACGGGTAGTATTACAAATACGATAGCCACAACCAATATAGGTGTTCACCAAGGAGTGTGGATGCAAATACAAAAGATTGGTAGTGTAATTACATTTAAATATTCACTACAATTAGAAGGAGTTGCTCCCGCATCACTTGTATGGACAACATTAGATACACAAACGGGAGATGCCGATGCTTGGATAACTTTAGAAAAGCATTTGTGTTGTAGTAGTGGAGGAGATAATGTAAATTTGGCTTACTTTACAAAAGTTTATACGGAGGATTGTTGGATAAGTCCAATAGGACAAAAAGAAGATTAAAAGATGGCAACTAAAACATTAAGAGTATTTGCGGAATATACATCAACGGGATTTGTACCAATGCCTACGGCGGGTAACATTGACTATGGATATACATTAGGTAGCACCTTTCCCGCAACAACACCAACATCATTCCAAACCGATAACCCCGACTTGGTGGTTACGGTTACGGCAATGACTGATTTTTATGTGTGGATAAGGGTTAATGGTCAAGCATGGAATCCTTCTTATACTCGTAATGTTCGTGTTTATCCCGATTCACCTAACATTAATAATGTGGTGATGAATATGATTATTGCTACGGGCCCAGCGGGTGTTAGTAGTTATACTCAGATAGTTCAAACTTCTAATCGTTTATATTTCAATGGTGCTACTACTGATTCTATTTATAACTCAAAGTTTGCGGGTAAAACGTATATCAATGAGTTAAACTTTGGTACTGCCCCCGGGTTAGCTACCGTAGCTACAAGTGGTGCTTATGCCGACTTAACTGGTAAGCCAACATTAGCCACCGTTGCCACATCGGGATTATTTACTGATCTATCTTCTAAGCCAAGTGGTACGGCTCCATTGAGTTATAATAGTGGTACTAATAGCTTTGTGATTACACAAGCTAATACATCTACTAATGGATATTTAAGTTCTACAGATTGGAATACCTTTAATAATAAGTTTGCTACACCTGCGGGTACTACATTACAATATGTAGATGGAACGGGTGCATTACAAACATTCCCTGTGTTAGCCTCCGCAGATAAGTTGGTGATTAATGTTAGGAATAGTAGTGGTGTGTCAATGCCTAAAGGTAGTGTTGTTTATATCAATGGTGCTACGGGTAATAAACCAACGGTTGCATTATCACAAGGTAACTCTAATGCTACCTCGGCACAAACATTAGGATTACTTCAAACTACCTTAGCTAACAATGCCGAAGGTAATGTGATTATTGTGGGAGCCGTTACCGATCTTAATACATCGGCATTTAGCGAAGGCCAACAATTATATCTTTCTCCAACTACTGCGGGTGCTTATACGGCAACTAAACAATATGCACCTAACCATTTAGTTTATGTGGGTGTTGTTACTCGTTCACACGTTTCTTTAGGAACTATTGAGGTCAAAGTACAAAATGGTTATGAGATGGATGAGTTACACAATGTGTCGGCTCAATCACCTTCTAATAACGATGGGTTGTTCTATAACACAACAACAAGCTTGTGGGAAAAGAAATCTATTACTACGGTGTTAGGTTACACTCCTTACAATGGAACGGACACTTCGATTAAGGCACTATTTAGTGCTTCTGCTCCATTATCTTATTCAAATGGTGTATATGGTATATCGCAAGCTACAACGTCTTCTAATGGCTATCTTTCAAGTACCGATTGGAATACATTCAATGGTAAAGAAAGTGTTTTGAGTTTTACCACTCCATTAGTTAGAACTACTAATACAATATCAATTAATCAAGCAAGTGCTTCAACAAGTGGATACTTATCTTCTACCGATTGGAATACTTTTAACAATAAAGGTACTGGTACGGGTAGTGTTACTTCGGTAGCAATGACTATGCCATTAGGCTTATCGGTTAGTGGCTCTCCAATTACAACAAGTGGTACTTTTGGTATAACATTAACGGCAGGGTATGTAATCCCATCAACAACAAGTACCTCGGAATGGAATATTGCATATAACAATAGAATTACTTCTTTAACCATAACGGGTTCAAGTGGTAGTGCTACATTGGCTTCTAACGTACTAAATATTCCAACTTATACGTTAGTTGGTTTAGGTGGACAACCTGCTTTAAATGGTACGGGATTTGTTAAAATAAGTGGTACTACAATATCCTATGACAATAGTACTTATTTAACTACGGCAAGTGCATCAAGTACTTATCAAACGATTATTACTAATCCTATAACGGGAACAGGTACAATAAATGAGTTAGCTTATTTTAATAGTGCAACTTCAATAGCAAGTTTAGCGGTTGCAACCTATCCCTCACTTACCGAATTAGCTTATGTAAAAGGAGTTACAAGTGCGATACAAACTCAATTAAATGCTAAGGCTGCTACATTAAGTGGAACTACAAATTATGTAGCAAAATTTACTTCAAGTACTGGTATTGGAAATAGTCAAATATTTGATAATGGCACAAACATAGGAATTTCAACAATTACGCCAGCTTCAAAACTTGATATTCAAGAAACGGCTGCTAATGCTTATGCTACAATTATTGTAAGAGGTAATAATAGGGGTGGTGGTATTGATATGTATAATGGAACAACTTTTTTAGCTCAAATATATGCTGATTCATCAAGCAATATTATTTTTACTAATGGTGCAAGTTTTACTGAAAGATTTAGAATTGCCTCTACAGGCGCATCCACGTTTTCAAATAGTGTAACTTCTGAATCAACTGGGGTAAATGCAAGTTTAAGAATTAAAAATACTACTGCATCAACTGGAAGGGATTGGCATTTATATAGTTTAAATAATGGTAATTTTGGAGTATATAATAATACATTGGGTGCTTATGCTTTGCAAATTACATCATCTGGTAATTTAGGGGTTGGAACGAGTTCTGCAAGTTCACCATTAACTTTTTATCAAAGTGCATATAATAAAACTACTTTAGGAGATGCAAGGGTAATTAGATTAGAAAATTCTGATCCAACCGTTCAATTAAATTCAAGACAAGAAATTGGATTTGGTTATTCAACCGCATACCAACCGGTTGTTATTGGACATCAAATTACAAATAATAATGATTTTACAAATGGAAGTTTTTATGTAGCGGTTCGTAGTGGAATTGGTAATACTGCCCCAATACAAGCATTAACCGTTGCTGCTGGTGGGAATTTAGGAATAAATACTGCATCTCCACAAAGTAAATTACACGTTGTTACAACAGGTACTACTTTTACACCAACATCTTATGGTTCTATTGGAGGTAGTGTTGCACAAAGGGTTCATATTCAATCAAATGAACCTGGATTATTTCTTTCAAGTGATTCAAATGCTGCTAATACTTCACAAACTGGGACACAATCTTATGTATTTGGATTACAACTTGCAACTTATGGTAGCGGTGATTTTAGAAGTCAAGTTGTTTTTGGTAGCACTCCTTTAACTTTTGTTTATTCAAGTGATCAAGGAAGTAATGCAACCGAAAGAATGAGAATAAACCAAAGTGGAAATGTTACTATAAATTATGTTGGTGATCCGGGATATAGGCTTTATGTTTCTGGTGCAATTTATGCTACAAGTAATATAACCGCTAACTCCGATTTAACTCTAAAGAAAAACTTAAAATTAATAGATAATCCAATTGATAAATTAATGCAATTAAATGGTTATGCTTATCAATGGAAAGCTAATGATGAACATCAATATGGAGTAATTGCACAAGAGGTTGAAAAAATACTTCCTTATGCCGTTAGTACTGGATTAGATGGAATTAAAGGAGTTTCTTATAATCAATTAACTCCATTACTTATTGAAGGATTTAAGAGTCACGAAAGTGAAATAACAATACTTAAAGCAAGAGTTAAATATTTAGAATCTAAACTTGCGTAATGGCATTACCGGGAAGTGGTACATTATCATTCGATCAAATAGGGGTAGAACTACAAAGAGCAAGTGGTTCTATCCTTAATATTACCACCGCAGAAACGGGAGGTTATGTAGCATTAAACCCTTATAGCACTTATAAACCCGATGGTGTAATTCCTTCTTCGGTATCCGAGTGGTATAATTATAATCATACCCAATCACAATTAGTACCTTTCTTTCAAATTACTAAGTCAACACCAAGTGATGTTAATGTTAATACTAATTTTAACTTTACAATAACGGTTGCTAATAATGGTAATACTTCTACCAATGGATCGGCGGTAGTGGTTACCGATGTGATGCCCGCTAATATGCAATTTGTAACTTACAATGCACCGGGTTGGAATGTAAACTCATTCGGTACAACTATCCAAGCTACAAGGTATGATGTATTGGCCCCTAATAATGCTTATCCACAAATAGTATTTACAGTTAAGGTTGTCAATTGTGCATCGGGTGCTTATTACAACCAAGCTAATGTTTATGGTGGTGGCACAAGTGGTACTCAATATTCTAATACAACCACGACTAATGTAAGTGTTTTTAGTGCAACCATTAGCTTAACAAGGTCAATTCAAAAGAATGATTGTGGGGCATTTTGTGTTGGTACTTATGTAAACGTAACATCGCCTTCATTTACAAGGACTTCATGTGTATCACAGGCAGATGCCAATAATATAGCTTCAAGTGATGCTAACAATTGGTTAGATGCTAATGGACAAGCCGTAGCGAATGCTAATGGATCATGTAATTGTAACCCCCCAACTTATAGCTTAACTAAGACATTAGATACCGCTAATCCTATTTATTTAAATGCGTCAATGCAATGGTTTATAAGATTGACAATACAAAATAACAATACTGTTGGTACCGTAACCATAAACGATAATGTATCAAGTCATCTAAATATTGTTAGTCATATCAAACCCGCAGGGTGGTCGGTATATCAATCGGGAGGTTTAATAAGTTTTTACACAAGTAATGTATTAACTGTTGGAAGTACTTATGATTTTTATATCATTGGTAATGCTAATACGGTTGGTACATTTACTAATAGTGTTGAAGTTACTGGTGGTGGAGGTAATGCTACTTCTGCAAATGCCTCGGTTACAATATTGCCCGCAGCACAACCATCGTTTAGTAACTTTATTGAAACCAATAATGCTAACCCTGTATTTAAGCCAAGTAGTAATACCACCGCAGTTCACTTAGTTGATGACAATACTATTAGGCATAGTGTAAGTGTTACCATTAATAATGCAAGTGTAGCAACTAATAGTCTTAGAGTAGGAAGGCAAGTAAGTAGCCCATTATATACTATTGGTGGTGGATCAAATCATGCGAATTGGACTTATAATGGAACGGAGTTTACTAATAATACTACCTTATCACCGGGTACCTATAACATTGGTTATGTAGATTATAAAATAGTTGATTTTGGATTCTTAGGAGTGGAAACTTCATCACACCAATTTATTTTATATTATAATAATAATCAAATAACTAACTCGTTTAGTCAATATAATGTTGCGGGTAGAGCTAAAATTAATCTAAGATTATTTTGTTCATTTGGCGGAGTTAATAACAGTTGGTTAGGTAATTACATATTTGCTTTAGACTTTAATGGAGGTTCTACTGGCTTCTATTCATTTGCGATTACCGAAATTTATTCTAAGAATTGGCTTATAGTGACATTATACCCTACAATTGGTTCTGGAGTTGCAATGAGTGGATATGAAATGTATCCAAGTGGATTTAGTTTAGCTAATTACAATGCAAGTGTAACTTATAGTTTATTTGGGCAATGTAATATTACTAATTCAAACGCAATAGCTTATGAATGGGGTAATCCATTTTATTATGATTCAACAGTTAGTATTGTTGTGGATCATGATGGTATAACGGGAAGTTTTATAACTTGCTAATATTAAAATAATTAACTTATATTTGTTGTGTAATCAATATTTATATGGTTGACAAGTATCGCAAACTCATAAACAAACAATACAAAATGAAAAAATCGTACAAAGACCTATTTATGGTTGTCGCTTACATTGCTGGTAATATCTACAATGAAGAAACTAAAGGTCAGAAGAAATTAGGGATTATTCGTAAAAAGTTACAATCCTATTTAGATGCTTATAATGAAGATAGAGATGCTTTACGTTTAGATTGTGCTTCTTGTGATGATAAGAATAATGTTATCATGGATGAGAAAGGTGAGTATAGCTACACTAAAGAGAATCTTGCTAAGTTAAGCAAACAAATAAAAGAATTAAGTGACAAGGAGTTTGATTATCAAACAATTGTTATTAATAATCCAGCCGAGTTGGATCAATACGTTTTCCTTGCTGGATGGGTTAGTGGAGTAGAGTTTAAAATAGAAGAAGAAATAGAATTATAAGATATGGATTACATTGTTCGTATAAAGCCTATTGAGGCATTTGGTACTATTGCAACTCGTTTGCATATTCGTTTATTCTATGTGCTATTCGGTAGCAATCAAACTTGTTTCTTGGAATACAAAACATTTGATGGTGCATCTATGTACACTAAGAACTTAGTATTACCCGATAGCCTTGTGGCTAAGTGGGGTACAAATGATGACTTAATCTTACAATATATCATTAAAGCTGAAGGTGTTGTTATTGATGACTCTCCGGTATTCTTTGCTGATGAGCAGGCCCAACTACAAACAAAAGAAAAATTAGCAACTCCTACCGAGGTTGATTATCAAACCACAAGTGAGATTGTTGATGAAACGATTGCAAGTAATGTTGAACCTTTAATCAGTGATAAATAAGATGAATTTTGAATTTGAAGATGTAGTGTTACCGGGTATATTTTCTGCTTTAAGTGGGTTTTTCGGTTGGATTGTAGGTAGAAAGAAGGAACACGTTGAAGTTCAAAAGACTGAAATAGAAAACGTATCCGATGCAATTAAGTTATGGCGAGAAACTGCTTTAGAATTGAAAACCGAGGTTGCTGAATTGAAGACAAAGGTTGAAACATTGACAACCGAGATTCATGGTTTAAGAACCGAAAACATTGAATTAAGAGCAAAGCTTAATGAAAATCACAAAGATCAGTAATCTTGGATTAGAGTTAATTAAAAAATACGAAGGGTTTAAAGCTAAGGCTTATCTATGCCCAGCGAAAGTAATCACAATTGGTTTCGGGAGTACTTACTACGAAGATGGTACTAAAGTTAAATTAACCGATTCCCCAATAACAAAAGAGAGAGCCACCGAACTATTGGAGGCTCTTTTAGTTTCCTATGAACGTAGTGTTGACTCCTATTGTGTTGACACCATTAATCAATACCAATTTGATGCTTTATGTTCTTTTGCCTACAATTGTGGTGTGGGTAATCTAAAGAGTTCTACTCTTTTAAAGAAGGTAAATAAGAATCCCAATGACCCTACGATTAAAGATGAATTTCTTAAATGGAATAAGGGTGGAGGCAAGGTACTAAGTGGACTAACTAAACGAAGAATTGAGGAGGCTCAATTATATTTCTCATGAAAAAATTAACAATTTTGTTTATACTTTCTTGCATTATATCTTGTAAGCCTTCTAAGGTAACTACTATTGTATCCGAAAAGATACGAATTGATACGATTCGTGATTACAAAGTAATTACTAAGTATAATGCTATCCATGACACACTAACAATTGACAATCCTTGCGATTCCTTGGGCATCTTAACGACTTTCTACTCAAAGATAACACTACCACAAGGCAAGGTAATTATAAGGTCTTACAAGGGCAAGATTCAAGCCACAATAAACATTGATTCAATTGCGAGTGTTTATGAAAAAAAGTATCGTAATATGGAAACTTCTAATGTCACTAATTCTTCAAAAATTGTGACAAGAAACATTATCCCTTCGTGGGCCATTATCACCATTTTAATTGAGAGTTTAATTATAATAGGATACTTATATTTTAGGTTTCTATTATCACGCTAACAAAACAAATAATGCCGGGATTCAAACAAATGATCATTGAGGCTATTGAATTATTCAATAGTGGCGGTGCAAAAAGCAAACATGATGCAACGAGAATTATAGGTAAGAAATATAACTATAACCCAGAAACATTACGCAAGTCATATAATAGATATGAAGACAAAGCAAAGATTTCGGAAAATCACGAAGGTCTTGCATCTCATTGTCAAGAAAGGGGAATAGATGTTAATGATGTAACTCTTTATTGGGATAAGACTAAAGAATATTCCGTAGCCGTTAGATTAGACAAGGCCCAAAAGACTTATGAAGATTTAAGGGAAGAAATTGTTTCTTCAATGAATGAGCATTCTCCTAATTATAACAAAATAGTTTATGAAGAAAATGTAGATTGTCATTTACTTGTTATTGACCCTGCTGATATTCACATTGGTAAATTAGCTACTGCTTTTGAAACTGGGGAAGACTATAATTCTAATATTGCGGTTCAAAGAGTGCATGAAGGGGTAGATGGTATTCTTAATAAAGTCAAAGGTTTTAACATTGATCAAATATTATTAATTATTGGTAATGATATATTACATATTGACACCCCAAAGAGAACCACTACAAGTGGCACTCCACAAGATACCGATGGGATGTGGTATGAGAACTTCTTATTAGCTAAACAACTTTATGTAGAAGTCATTGAAAAGCTTCGTTTAATAGCTAAAGTTCACGTTACTTATAATCCTTCTAATCACGATTATACCAATGGGTTCTTCTTGGCCGACATTATCCAATCATGGTTTAGACTTGATGACTCAATAACATTTGATTGTTCGATTAACCATCGTAAATATTATAGGTATCATAACAATCTTATCGGATCAACTCATGGTGATGGTGCAAGAATTACCGATTTAGGATTATTAATGGCCGAGGAGGCAAAAGAACATTGGGGAGTTACCAAACATAGATATGTTTATACACACCATGTGCATCATAAAACTTCTAAGGATTTTATTGGTGTAACGGTTGAATCTTTACGTTCTGCATCTGGAGCCGACTCATGGCATCATCGCAATGGATACGTTCATGCACCTAAAGCAATCGAAGGTTTTTTGCATTCAAAAGAACATGGACAAATCGCAAGAATTACAAATATTTTTTGATACATTTACCCTTGCGTTTCATTTTGTGTTTGTTTTGTGGTTTGGATTGCAAGGGTGGCAAGTATTGTCACCTTTTGCATTAACAAAAATCCCCAAGGTCAGAAACCAAGGGGATTAATACAACCATGAAATCAAATTTAACCCTTATCTTAAAATGGTGACTTCTTATCGAAGTTATTAGTTTCCAATATTTTACTTGTTGCAACATCTATAAACATCTCGGCGGTTCTTGTGTCACCATCTCTATTCTTCATGAATATGTACTCTATCGTATTATCGAATTGTACATTAGCATTACCTTCTTCTTTAGCTTTCTCATATTTATAATAGTCATCACGATATAAACCGATAACTACCGAGGCATCCTGTTCTATTTGCCCACTTGACCTAAGATCACTAAGCCTTGGCCTATGAGTATTTCTTGATTCGGATGCACGATTAAGTTGTGCTGCACATAAGAAGGGAATGTTTAATTTCTTAGCCAACTGTTGTATCTTCTTGGATACACTTCCTACCACCGCAGTTTCTTCATTGCTCTTAATTGAACTATCGGTGAGCAATTGTAAATAGTCAATTACCACCATGTTAATTCCTTTCTCTCTAACAATCTTTTGAATTAAAGAGGATAAATAATTAATATCCCTATTAGCACCATCATACCATGTTATTGGCAACTTTTCAAGCTTACCTACGGCATCTCTTTGGATATTTGTGAATTGTTCAATATTAATTTTTCCAGTCTTGATTTTAGAATAAGGAGTGGAGTCATCTAATTGTCCACTAATCATTCGGTAGATAAGTGAGATTACAGGCATTTCTAAAGACAAAAACAAAACCTTATTATTCATTTGTGAGGCATGGCGAGAATGCTCCAATAGACAAATGGTTTTACCTTGGCCGGGTCTTGCAGCAAACAAAACAACATTACCTTTTAACCAACCACCTGTAACATCATCTAATATCTTGTAACCTGTAGGCACACCACTTAATGATCCATTAGTCATTACATCACCAATTGTGGTTACGGCAGTCATTAAGGCATCCTTCATCTCAATGATTTCATTAGAATCATTCTTAATAAGGTCGTTGCCTATTGAGTTTGTTATCTTATCCACAAGTGTAAAGTAATCATGTCCATTAGCTAAATCATTATTTAGTTCCCTTGATAAATTTAGCAAATCCCTTTTACCTTTTAATTCGGCTAAGTAAATAAGTAACTCATTTGCATTTAATGGATTTCTACTTGTTGTGGCCCCTAAGATTAATGCCCAATCATTACTTCCTTGCGTTTTAAGCCTTAGTACAAGGTCTGATAAGGAAAACGTACCACTTTCTGAAAATAATTCAATACAAGTCAAGTAAATAGCCTTAGTGGAGGCAAAGTGAAATACATCTGGGTTGATTGCCTTTTGGCATTCTTTAGTTAATGATGGGTAATTACAAAGAAGTGCGATAACTTCCTTCTCCGCATCTAAATCTGCGAATGATACTTTATTATTTGATTTCATGTTATTTTGTTATTCTAAAACTTAAAAGGATTTTCTTTTGTTTGGATAACTCTTGGCAAGTAAATTTCATCTTCCCAAGTACGTTGGTTAAGG